TCTCCTGATGATTCAACGTGGACAAATAAATCAGATGATCAAAAGAATCGAGCATTAATTTCTGCTGCTCGTTGGATCGATAGCCTTAATTTTTACGGTGATAGATGTGATGAATCGCAAGCATTGAAATGGCCTAGAAATAATTTTCAAGTTGATGATGTTGAGCTTGATTGCAGTTCAATTCCTGCAAAAATCAAGTATGCACAGTATGAATTAGCAAGAGCGTTGGCTAATGACACAGATGCAATGACAGGTAATACAGGAACAGAAGGTGTTGCAAAAGAAGTCGAATTAGGTGACTTAAAGGTGAAATACAACGAAGCTAGTCTTGCAAGCGGCAATGTAAACAATGTTTTTGACGTGTATCCTTGGCTTCAGTCCTATCTTGGTGCTTATTGCCTTGGTGGAGCTGGCGGCTATCAAGTTCGGGTGGTAAGAGGTTAAATATGGCAAAAATTGATGATGTATTTGGAAACGTACCAGCAAGCATTCTAAGTACCTGGGGTCAAACATTAACTTTTGTTAAAACCACAACTCCAAGAACATATAACCCAACAACGGGGGCTGTTACTGGATCGGACACAAATGTAAGCGTAAAAGGAGTAATAACAGAACTAAATTCAAGAGAAAATGAGGGTCTTTATCAATCTACAGATTTAAAAATAGTCATTGGAGCTACTGAATTAGGTGACTACTACCCAACAGAAGCAGATCGTGTTCAATACCCTCAAGCAGGAGCTACTAGAGAGGCCAAAATAGTTAATGTAAAAACGGCAAGAGGGGACAATCCTATATTTCATACTCTTATTGTCAGACCACAATAATGGCAAAGTTTGTCAATCAATTATGGGATGCACTCAAAGAAGTAGATAGGGTCGCTGCTTCTGTTGCTTATCACGGTCCAGCATTTGCTTCTGCTCGAATAATTAGGGATTTACAGCAGGTCGGACCCGCATGGACAGGTAAATTTTCTAATTCTTGGCAAATAGAGACACCAACAGGAAAACAATTTAGATGTAGAAATTTTCAAAAACCAGGACCACCATCAGGAGTTTTATTTCCGACAACAACAGGAAGAGAGGTAGTCAAGGGGATATTTAGCCTAAATAGTGTCGTATTTGAAATAAATAACACGTCTATGTATAAAAGCACCGCTTTTGATTTTACCAAGGATATGTTCTTACCCCCTACTCCAGAACCTTATTTTATTAAGGACGGTACTTTTCCTTCAAGTAAATGGGAGTTTGGAACAGGAAGTAGATTAAGACCCACTTTAAGGGGATCTATAAATTCAGGTGCAGGAGGTAGACCCAGCAGAACGGCAAAACTTAACTGGTTTAGAAAATATGTAAGAGCTGGAGAATTAGATCGTGCAATTAGAATAGAAATGGACAAGGCTTTGCATAAGTCTAATCGTCGTACTGCAACAAGAGGATTTGGATGAATTACCAGTCAATCAGAGCAAAGGTAGAGAATCCGTTACTCACAGCCTTTGGTGCGTTAAGTCCTGCGGTCCCTGTCTTTTTTGATAACATAACGGCCTCTCCTTTAAATAGTACGACTGAATATGTAACTGTTAACGTGGATTTTGGGCTTACTAATGACCCAACACTGACTGCAAGTGTTGATAATGCAAGAGGGTTAATAACAATTGAAGTATTTACTGAAAAAGGTAAAGGACCAGCAAGAAATCAGACATTAATAACGACTGCTGTTGATGTATTAGAGACACTTAATTCGTCTACAAAGACAACAACAGGTGTGTATATGCGTCTGGGTTCAATAGAAGGACCATCTTTTTCAAGCACAGAAACAGCACCTTTATTTATGGGAGAAATAAATGTTTCTTTTATTGCCACAGTTTTGAGCTAACCTGTATATAAATTTCAAAGCAGCCTCATGGCCGTAACATGTTTATCTGGCACATCAGGTGCTCTCTACTACACACCCGCAGGAACAACAGGAACCTTCGGTACTGGTGATGTAACCATTGGTACTGAAACAATGGTTGTTGAAACTTATTTGAATCTTAAGGTTGGAGATCCAGTTAAGTTTAGCGTGATTGATTCTTCTACAGGTGGATCAGGAACAGGAACCTTACCTGCTGGATTAACTGCTGGAACAACTTACTACGTCATTACTTATACAGCAGCAACAGGAGCATTGATTGTATCTGCATCTGCTGGTGGTTCTGCTGTAAACCTAACTGATGTTGGAACAGCCGCAGCTCCTAATGAGTTTCAAGTTGCTTATGCTGCTTTTGAATCAGTTAGTCAGGTTAATCAGTGGACATTTGAAATTGAAAGAGCTGAAATTGATGTAACTACAATCGGTGGTGATCCTGGTCAGTACGTTCCATTTAGAAAGTA